GACCTGTTTCGACACGCACCCGCCGCCGCCGAGTGCGGCCGCCTTGAGCGTGAAATAAGGCTTGCCGGTTGCCGGATTGGTCGGCGCAAGATCGGTCAAGGTATCGCTTTTTGCGACCAAGCCCAGCCGCTCGCCGTAAAGCTCGAATTGGGTTGCAGTAATGAATTTAATCAGCCAACGCTCGGTAATCGCGCCGTTGCTGGCCAACTTAATCGGGTAGTCTTTGACATTGGTACGCGCCAAAATAGGCTCCCCGCGTTGCGCATCACTCCACACATTGTCCCATGCCTGTTGCGAAAACGGCTCGGTAGCGCGCACCAGCAAATCGCCGCCGATCAGGGCGGAAGACACAAATGTGTTCTCCTTCGGATAATTGCGCCCAATCGCAAACTGGAGTTTCAGACGGCCTGAAATATCAACGCCGGTCACACGGTTTTCCTCCTCCCAAGCGCAAACGGCAGTCAGCGGCAGGGTATATTGCGACAAGTCCAACGGCTCGGCAAAGGTAATACTGCCCGCTTTGAGGTCTGCCGTGTATTTCTCGGCGAGGACGTGCTTGCCCTTGCTGTCGACCAAGCAGAGGCGGTCGATATTTTGACGGTTGAGCGTGATTTTTTGAGCGGCGGTAAACGCGCTGCCCAAATCCTGCTTGAGACGGTTTGAAATCACGATCATATCGCCCTTGCGGAACACAGGGACGCGTCCGTCGGCAGGTAGGCGCACAGCATCGATACCGATAATCGATGAATCCAAAGGCAGGTTGTCTTGGGTCACGGCGTTGTAGCGTAAATCTTCAGGGTAAAAACCCTCATCGCGCTTGATTTCGTAGAAGCCTGTCTCGTAGTCGATTTTGCCTGTAATGCCGCCGGTAATTTCCCCAGCGGCGTTGCTTCTGCCGACAATTTCGCCATTGCCCGCGTAAACGGTAAAGCTTTCAGGCTTGACCGGCGCGGCAGGTGTGCGGCCTGCATAACCATAACCCTTGATCTGTGGCTGGCGTACGATACCGCCTGTAATTTTAAGATTCAGGAAGGCAATATTACGGTCATTGATAATGACTTTACCGTCAGTAGTCAACGTACCGACTGCATCGCCCGAACCTTGTACTGCATTCCAATTCTTATAAAGCGTACCGCCTCGCTCAATAATCTCTGTCTCGCCGTCATGAAATGACCAGGTATCAAAAACACAGACGCTTCCTTGATCAAAGTCGCTCAAAACATTAAATAACAAGCCGCCGTTCAAGCTGCCACGACGTTTTTTTATTGAAGCTGGATCACTAGTCAGGTAATCTGCATACCAACTGACTATTTTTCCATAACGGTTTATTTCTTTTGTCTCAAGCGATTTTAGGTACTTATGTGGTGTATCCAAAATATTTTGTTCAACCATCGATCTTTCATTACCGGTAACCTGTAACACCGCTTTAGGCACGATCATTGTCGACCCTACACCACTCACACCCTCGGCTATTCGACCGCCGATTGTAAACTCGCCATTTTTCGCAGGGTTGGCGGACAATACAATTTTAAAGCCGCCTGAACCAGTTTTTACTCCCATTACTTATCCTATCTCAATGCTGCCAATCCCCAAGAATACCTGTTTGAAACGGTTGTACTTGTATATTCCTCAAAGCCTCCCAAAGCCGTTAAAGAAACAGTGCGCCAATCCGGTACTGCCGTACCTAGTGTGATATTCCATATCTCTCCTTTTTCCTCTGCGGTCAACCCACGCCCATCAGCAAGACCAACCTGAATGCGTTCAGGCTCATCGCAAACATAATCAACTGAAGTAGAGTCAATATAAGCCGGCAATCTAATCGTACCGTTCAAATAATCCACGCTGCCAGTTGCATCACCCGTTAATTTTCCTGCGCCATCGTCTTGCGCTCTTTTCTTACCGTTATTTTGCCAAGTAAGCACCAGCGTTCCCGGCTTAATCGAATGCCCCAGGGAATAAGTGCACTTCCCGTTTGCAGCCTTGGGCAGATTATTTCCGCCCGTCTTTCCGCCATCAAAAGACGTGAAACCAGAGGAGTCTCCCCATTGGAACACTAAGCGGCTGCCAACATCCGGAAGAGACGGTAGATTAAGCAATACACTGCCTGTTGCAGACGATACCGTACCTACACTTTTACCGGCCTCATCCCGTAACACGCCGTCGCCTGTATCGGTCAAAACATACCAAACGCCCAAAGCCATAAAAGACACTTTTAAACTACCCAAAGCAGGATTAGGTCTAAGCAGAGGGGCAAATGATGTACCGTGATTGGTTTCTTTAATTTCTACCGCAATAGCATATCGAGCGGATGATGATTTAGCACCAGGAACCGCAGTTACCGTGTAATAACCTGTCGGCAAACCACTCAGACGCCCATGAGCGTAATCGGCATTGACGATATTGTCCCCGCTTTTAAGTTGACCGAAGCCATTGTCTGTGTAGTTCCCAATCTTGATACTGCCGGGTAAAACAGCCGAAGGCAAAGTTAAGGTTCCACTATTGACATGCCCCGCAAAAAGCTGCTTTTCCGGCGCAGCGGCGACCCATGCTTCACCGGGAACCGGGTATTCGTCCGCATAAGGTGTCTCGACTGTCGAGGTCGGTACAAGCTTTTCGTAAATGCTAGACACCGTCAGCGTGGCATCTCCTGCCGAAAGGCCGTCTGATACAGGTTTCACGCCATAATAAGCCGCGGAATCTGCCACTTGGGTTTCCAAAATCTTAACTTTAGGCGCGGCATACCCCTTAACCGGATAATCGACACCATCAAAATCTCGGGTTAACGGATTGCTGATTTCCATTTTGACTACACGGCGCGGCACTTCCTCGACCTCACCGTTTGATTTTGGGATCTCAAAAACTCGCACTTCATCTTCGATGTTGATAATGCGGAAATACTCCGTGATACGGCGCGTCACATCTTTGGTTTTTTCTTCATATTGCAGGCAATAACGCTCGCCGACCTTCGGCAAAGGAGCCTCTACGCGCTGATACGCCTGCACAAGGCGCACACCTGCCAAATGGCGACCCAATAACGTCATGCGACTCTCCACCGTCGGCACGGAATACGCCTCAATGCGCGGCATAATATCCGCGCGGCTCTCGCCGTAGTTGCGCGCCTTAAATGCCAAGAAAGACACGTTTTCAGAGGTCGGCGGCTCGGTAATGACGAAATGACCGCCGTAAAGCGGCTCGGAGTCGTTACGCAAAACGGCAGGGTACAGCAGACGCGCGTCTAGGCTGCCCATCGTGCGGTCAACGTCCGAGACGGGCGGAAAAATCTCGTTATCCTCGCCAGTCAGCGGCTGGCCGACCATCAAACCGCCGCCGTCAGGCGTATCGGTCATGCGCTGGCTGGGGTAAATCTGCAAATCCTGCTGCGTCAGACGCGTTGTTTTTTCCATTTTTGAAACCTTTTTAAATCCTGTTTAAATCTGTTTTCAGACGACCTTAAAATGTCATCAGGCAGAGCTGTGCAGTGTATCGTTCGCTATCCGTTTCCGGTGTTGAGTAATGCACCGGCTCGACATTATTCAAAGCCGCGTTATGGGTGCGCCAAATAACATTAAATTCGCGGCCGTCGTAGTGCGTCAGCGTCATCTCCAATTCGGGGACGTCCGTCCAGTCACGCAACGTACGTAAGATACTCAAATCAAGCCACACCCAATCGCCCGATAGCGTAATCGGACGACCGTTTGCCTTAATGCCTTGTTGGATGACCAATCCGCCCGACAAGGTGCGCTGCGGAGCGGCCTGCGCCACCTTACTCCATTCAAATTCATCGTCCCAGCGTATATCCTGCGGCAGATGTACGGCCACGCCATTGTCTTTCCGTTTCAGCGTCCATGCTTGATTTACCATTTCAGACGGCCTTTGCGTATTTTTCTCAAAACCCTATTAAAACAAAAGCCCCGAAAATCGGGGCTTGGCATGGTTGCAGTCAGATGGTTGCAGGCCATCTGAATTATGTCGTGCGCTTTAATGAAGCTTGTAAACTATTCATAAAACCGTTAACAGCTTTCTCGGCAACCGCTTGGTCGCGCTGCGCCAAAATTTGGTTGAGCTTTTCCGGGTCGATGTTAACCTGCGTATTGCCGATTTGTTGCAACCGCTGGGCGGCATTACTGTTACCCTGAGAACCTTGGTTGCGGACTTGCTCTTGCGCGGCAGATTCGGCGCGCTTGCTGCGCTGCCTGTTGTAAATCTGTTGTTGCAAGTCGATTTGCCGCTGATATTCGCGCGCAACATCGGTTTGCTTGAGGTGGTTGGCATTGTCCAGTTTTTGTTTCAGCTCACGGATTTTTCTTTCTTGCTGCAAAGAATAAATCGCTTCCGTATTGCCATTAAGCTCGGCAAGCTCGGCCTCAAGCGCGCGGGTTGCATCATGTGCTTCTTGACGCAGGGCATTCAGCCGGCGTTGGGCATCGGATATCGCATTGCGGAATTTTGTCAGCTCAGTATTCCCCAATTTATCGGCAGCACGAGATGCCGCGCTGGCCGCATCGTTCAAGATATCCTGTGTCACTGCGCCTTGAGCAGAAGCATTGGTCAGCCTTTGCATCGCGGTATTCGCGTTGTAAATCTGTTGCGTGTACTCTTTCATCTGAGCAGCGCGGAATGTGGCCTCCATGCCCAACTTAATCCCGGAAAACTGTCGGTTCATCAAATCCAGCTGCTCATTATTGAGCTTGTAAAAGCCTGCCGTTTGCGTCAGACGGTAGCCGTAATCACTAAACGATTTAGATGCATTTGCCGCCGCTTTGGCTGCATTGTCTGCCTCCGCTGCCGCCTCTTTGTTGGCTGTCGCCACTTTTCTGACCGATTGGGCATGGTTTTCCGCCGCTTGCGAGCCTTTTTCATGCGCGGCTTTCGCGGCTTCGCCTGTTTTAGCGGCAGTATCGTTCAGCCCTTGATAAGCGTTTTTGACTTTTTCCGCACCGCCCGACGCCGCGTCGCCCAACCGGGCAAGCTGCTCCTGCGTCAACAGTGCCGCGTCGCCGCTGGCTTTGAGCTGGTGTTGAAACTCGGCAAATTCCTCCTTGCTTTTAAGTTTGCCCATCATGGCCTCAAAGGCTGCCTGTATTAGCTTGGCATCTTTTTGACCGGCCGCCGCCGCTTCTGTCGAGGCTGTCTGAAAATCAGCAAATGCCTGCCGCGCATCGCTGCTGATTCCCGTCATCACGGCCTTGCTGTCCACGCCGAGTTTCGCGAAGGCGTCGGCAACCTTGTCAGTCGACTCCCTTGCAGTATCTCCGATTTTCTTAATTTCCTCGGCCGTCAGCCCGGATTGTTTGCCTACCTTTTCCAATTCGGCCAAAAGAGCATCGGTTGATTCTTTACTGTCCATCTGCTTGAGCGCGGCCTGAAACACCCGGCCAATCTGCTCGGCATCGTTCCCATACCTTGCTGCGGCAGTAGAAAAGTTGGCGATGCCTTCCGCTGATTTTTTACTTATGCCGGTGGTTACCTCTTCCGCCGTCAAGCCCAATGCCTTAAGGGCTTTTTCCGCTTCGGAAAGTTCGCCTGTATCTGCGCTGATTTTGATATTTTTCTTATCAAGTTCGGCTTTCAGTTCGGCGGTTTTAAGGCGTGCATATTCCAGCTTTACGGCAAGTTCGTGATAAAAGTCGCTGTTTTCGCGCCCGTCGGCACGCAAGGCAGCCATACTGCGCTCCAACGCAGCCTGTTCGGCAGCAGAAGCACGATATTCGGCTTGCAGGGCTTTGACGGCGGCTGCCTCTTCTTCGGCTGCCTTTTTCTTGGCGGCGGCAGCTTTTTCGGCAGCTTCCTGGGCTTTTTTATCCGCTATCTCCAACTCGCGCTTAATTTGGGCTTCGGTTTTGAAAAACTCGTGATACTTGTCGAGACCGCCGGTGGTAAACAGACTATCCAAAATGGCAGGAATACGGGCGAGGTTATCGCCGAAAATTTTTGCTAAATCCGTATTTTCGCGTAGCCAGCCGCCCACACCACGGCCAACCTCAAAAGCAGCAAACAATAATCCGGCATTGGACGCCGCCGTCTTGAGATTTTGAGCCAATGCTCCCGCAGCCGCCGCGCCATTACCGAAACCGTTACCGGCAGCAGCGGATTTGAGCGCAATGCCCAGCTCTCGTGCAGCGACAGTGGTAGACAGGATGGATGCTTTGGTCGCTTCAATTCCGACACGCTGGGTCGCAAATGATGCCGATACCGCACCACCAGTCAGGCGAACAGCCGCCTCATAAGCCTTGACGGCAACTGCGCCTGCTGCGAACAGTGCGGCAAGTTGCGTCAAGGCCGGGAACTCTTCGGTAATCGCTCCGATTGCACTTGCCACACTGCCGGCCGTACTCGCCAATAGAGACACTAAAGGCAGCAACTTTTCGCCGACCTCGATGGCAACATTGATGATTTCCTGCTTGGCTTTGGCAATCTGCGCCTCGCTGGTAGACATGGCGTTTGCCACCTCTTTTTGCATCGCGCCAACGACTTGTCCCTTGTCGGCGACCAAGCCCAAAGCCTTTTCATATTCGCCCAACGAGCCGACCAAAAGCGCGATGTCGTCGCTATATTCCGTACCGAAGAGTTGCGAGAGCGTCAGGGCGCGGCTTTGTTTATCCAAGCCTTCGAGTTTGTGCAAGAAGTCCGTCAAAGCCTGCTGCGGATTGGCGGCGATATTGGCCGCCATCTCATCAGCAGACGTACCGATACCTTCCAAGGCCGCCTGAAAGTCTTTGCCCTGGCTTTGAGCGGTTTGCAGTTTTTGCAGCATGGCATTGATGGCGGTCGCAGCCACTTCGGGCGGTTTGCCCAATGCGATAAATGCGTCGGCAAGCGCGGCGGCTTCGTCGGCAACCAAACCGAACTGTTTCGCCGTACCGCCGATACGCGCCATTGCGGCGACAATGTCTTTTTCTCGTGCGGCGGTATTGTTGCCCAAAACGTTGATGGCATCGCCGAGCTTTTCCACTTCGCCGATTGGGAGTTGGAACACGTTGGCAATCGTCGCGGCGGCATTGCCTGCCTCTTCAGCGGTCATGCCGAAGGCAACCGACATCTTGGACGCGATGGTGGTAAATTCCGACAACTTCTCAATTGGGATGCCGAGCTGTCCGCCCGCTGCGGCAAGATCCGCCATTTCGGCGGCGGAAATGCCCAATTCCGCACTCATTTTTTTCAGTTCGTCTGAAAGTTTGGCGTACTGCTCGTCGGTGCCTTCGGCGACTTTTTTCACGCCCGCCATAGCGGTTTCAAACTTCATCGCCTCGCGGGTGGCAAACGCCAAGCCGCCTGCCTTACCGACCAAACCTTGAACTTCAGAGGCAATTTCGGAAATAGACGGCTTCACACCTTTCAGGCTGGCTTCAAGTTCGTGCACCTTGCCTTCCTGCAACTGCGCCGCCCGGGCTAATTCTTCATGCGAGAGTGTGCCGCTGTTTTTAAGCAATTCGTAGGCGTCTTTGGTCTTTTGGATTTCCTGCCGTGCCTTGTCGTCGGTATCGATACCGAGCTGGATTTTTGCATCAGCAATGGCTTTTAGGGTTTGTGCTTCGGCGGTCAGGCGGTCTAGCTGCGCTGTTGCGGCGGCAGATTCGGACGACAGGCGCGCCTCTTCGGCGGCAAGATTTTTGACAGACACGCCCGATACCAACATCGCATCGCGGGCGGCATACAGCTTGCCCGTTAGCTCGGTTTCGCTTTTTGCCAGGCGTTCGGATTCGGCACGCAGTTTCGCCAAATCGGCCTGCTGTTGCTGCGTACCGCCGCCGCGCATGGATTTCTCGAGCGTTGCGGTCAACTCATCCAAGGCGCGCATTTCTTTGGCGGTATTGTCCAATTCCGCCGACAAAGCCTTATATTCTGCAATTGCCGCCTGTTGCGCTTGTGCTTTGGCCAGCGTTGCGCCCAGCTCTTTCGCTTCGGTGGTCAGCTTGCCCGTATCGATGCCCGCCGCCTCGATGGACTGCGCCAGCGCGTCGATGTTTTCAACGCCGGACACGCCCGCCTTAATCTCTAAACCTGCCTGAATATTCGCCATGATTTAATCCTGTTTTAAAACCACTTTAAAAAAGGCCGTCTGAAACCTGCCGCCGCTGCGCCTACACGCAGAAGCCAGTTTCAGACGGCCTTTGTTTATTACCGAATCTTTAGTTGTTGTACGACGTGAAGGAATAGGTCGAAGTTTCGCCCGAAGCCAACACTGCCGTGCCTTTAAATTCGGCTTCGTTGAAGTCGTCGCCAAACCAGTCGATACTGCCGTCCGCCGCCAGTACGGCATGGGGGATGTGCAGAATGCCGGTCTCGCCGGTAACGCGGTTGCGGCCGTCGACGTAGATTTCCAAGTCCAAGCGGGACAAGGTGGCTGCGGACACTTTATAGCCGCCGGAATCGCGGGTTTTGTATTCGACGGTGACGTTTTCGCCGTCGTTGACGGTATCGGCAGCTGGCAGGATGGTAATCATGCCCAAGGTGGCATTAATGTCCAAATGCTTGGCATCAACATTGGCGTTTGACTTGTTTTTGACTTTGACGGTAGCCGGATCGATATTGCCGTTTGCCAGTTTGTACGCCATGCCTTTTTTGCCGATGGTCACGGTCTCGCCGGTAACGGTCTGCGCCGTAGCCGCGATGACGGCGGCTTCGCCCATCAAAGCCAATGCCAAATTATCTTTGTCGAAGGTGTCGAGTTTCAGACCGATTTCGGTGGGCTTGACGGTTTTCAGGCTGTCGAGTGCGCTGCCGTAAGTGCCTTTTTGCTTGGATACGCGCTCTTTGGTTTCCACGCTGGTCTGCGTGGTCAGGGCGGTGGTATTGCCGATTTCGATAAAGCCCGAGCCTTTCTGATTGAGATTGCGTACCTTGACGTCGCCCTCAAAGATTAAGCCGTGGTCGTTTTGTTTTGCCATGTGGCAGCTCCTTTAGTTTGCCGCCTGCACGGTATCGCAGGCGAATGAAATGGGGTAAAAAGCAAAGCCGTCGTTGTATTCGATGGATGGCGAGGCGATGCGGCGGAAAGGGGTAACGGCATATTCGTCGCCCGCATCCCAGCCTGAAAACGCACGCTGGATTGCCGTCAAGGTCTCGCCGACCTCGTACAACGTGGATTTGCCGTTGGCGGTATAGCTTCGCGCGAGGACGAAGGTAAAGTGCAGCGTCGATTTGAGGAATTTGCCGTTTTTCGCTTCGTCGGCAAAGGTCGAGCCGCCGTAAACGACATAGACCGCGCCGTCCAGCGGGGCTGCTTTGCGTTTCGCCGCGCCTTGGGCGAGCAGCTCGGCAAGTTCGCCGATTTCCTTGACTGCCTTAATGCCTTTGACGGTTTTCAGACGGACTAGGATTTCGGGATAGACCGCCAATAAGTTTTCATGCTGTTTTAAAGCCATATCAGACAATCAATCCTTCCAGCCAATCGGACATCAATTCGTCAATGTCCTGATAATCTTGCGAAGACAAACCCAAAAACGGGCGGGCAGGCATGGTTTTCGTACCTTCCTGTACATAAATCGAGTAGCCCATGATTGAGCCGGTAATCACGCTTTTTGCCGATGCCTCGTGCGTAATACTTGCCAAGAGGTTGCCGTGGTCCACCAAAATCCCGCCGCGTCCGTTTTTGGCTTGTGCCGTAGCGGGGGATACGTCCGCCCAACGTTTGCCGTCAGGCGCGGTTTTGGTTTCGGCGATACGGCGGCGGGTCGAAGATTCGAGGATGCCGCCGATAGCGCGCAAAGGCTCTTCAAGGCTGCCATTCAACCTGCCAGACAGGCGGTTCAGGCTTTGGGCGATGCGCGACAAGTCGTGTGATACCGTAATCCGCATTGCCTACTCCTTTAGCCATTCCCGTAAATCGGGCTCGGCATTGACATAAACAGCACACGTTGATGGTCTGCGGTCATCCGATACGCGGCTCTCGTCCAACATATTCGGATTTTTGACGACCATCTTCAGCCAAGCGATTGCCGACTGATAACGCTCCTCCACAATGCCTGTTACCGCGTCGTCGTAGAGGTAGTAGCGGGCAATGTCGCAGACTTTGATTTTCAAAACCTGCGGCGCAGTGTCGTTGGTAAAAAACAGTTTCGCCGCCCGAAGGTAGCTTGCCGCTTCTTCTTCCGCATCGGCAATTGCCGCCGCCATCACCGCTTCGTCTATGGTTTCGTAGTTTTCATGGTTCGACCGCTCCGCCATTTCCCGCTCGCCGAAGCGGGTAATCATGTCTTGGATGGTAATCATGCCGTCCTCCGTTTTCAGACGACCTTTAAAACTGCCTTAAAGGCCGTCTGAAATCCGTTTAAGACATGGTCAGCGTTGCCAACAACTCGGGGCGCAGCGCAATCGGCAATGGGTTGGACTGCATGTGCAGGCTCCAGCCTTTGTCGTGCTGCAATTTCTCGCGGCTGGCGTAATACGGCAGGGCGCGGGTGTTGACGGTGGCGTTCATGTCGGCAGGCGCGAAATACTCTTTGTAGAGATTGCGGCCAACCGGCAGCAGAATGGCTTTGTCCGCACCGATGTCGGCGTCGCTGCCGAAATGGTTGGCATACTCGATAAAGCGGATGCCTTTGTGGACAAACTCGGTCGGATTGAGCGTATCGCCTTCGCGGTAGGCGCGTGCCTCGTCGTAGCGTTTGTACACTTCGAAGATGGACTTATGCTCTTTGAGCGCACTCAAAAACTCCATGCCGCAATAGACAACCCAGCCGCGCACTTGCGCACCGTTGAATTTTTGGCGTTGTTCGGACAAGAGCTTGTCCAATACCGCGCCGACTTTGGTCGTGTCTTTCGACAATTCGATGTCTTGTGTTTTGCGCTGCACTTTGAAATCGGTATTGATGTCCAAAATCACGCTGCCGTCCGCATCCAAAATTTTGCCTTGCAACGCGCCGAGCATCAGGTGCTCACGGGTGTATTCAAGGTCGGATTTGCCGCCGGCCAGCTTTTCGTTGACCTTGTCCATGACGGTCGCGGCTTGGGTTGTGCCGAAAGCACGCAGGTTCTGCACGTCGTCCGCGCGGATGACGTCATGAATCGGCAGGTGTGGGATTTTGACGGTACGCACGGTGCGTTTCGGACTTTCGACCGCCGCGCCGGCCGTACCGCGCTCTTTGCTGGCTACCAAGTGGACTTTGCCGTCTTGGAACTCAATGTCGGCGTAGGTGGTGGTCAGATATTCGGGTTCGAAAATACCCAGTTCGCGGATTTGGCTTGCGCCCGGGTCGATTTTGTTGACGGCGGTGGTCAAAGCCTGCACGCCAAATTTGCTGTTGTCAGATAAAGGCATATTTTTTCCTTATGGTTACAGGCTGTCGCCACTCGAATTGACAGCACGGTTAACAAAATAAACGATGCCGTATGGATCGCCGTCTTTATTCAGCTACTCAATCACATTGCTTGATAATTTCGATGCACCTGCACGAATTTCAGCGTCTGAGCATTGATTCAGATTGATGATGCAATTGTGCGGCTGTACGATGACTTTACCGTCGGCTTCATCTGTCAATGCCAGCAGCTTGCCCCCGTTACGGAAAGTCCAACTAACAAATGTACCGGCTTTTGTGCCTTGCGGAGCATCAATCGCCACACGCGTTAACGGCGTCGCTTCATATTTCAAAAAATCGGAAATAGCAGGGCCGAGGATTTCGGTTTTGGCTTTAGACATAAGAGCCTCCCAATAAGCCTTTGTGGCTGGCGACGGAGAACTTGCCCTCCGCCTCGCCGGTGTGTTCGGATTCGTCTTTGCCTGCGCCTTCGCTCAACAGTGCGGGTGGTACGGCAGACTGGGTGGCTTTCGGCTTCAGATCGGCAATCATGGCTTCTGCCGCTTCAATGTCGGCAGACAAAAGCACGGTCATGGTTGCGTCGGACAAGCCTTCAAACTTGCCGTTTTCGCCTTCCTTAAAGCCGGCGGCGGACAATTTCGCCTTGACTTGGTTTTTCTTGGCAGCCGCTTCGGCTTCTTTCAGCTTTTTCTCGGCTTCGGCTTTTTCAGCCTTGAGCGTATCGACTTCCGCTTTCAGGTCGTCAAACGCTTTCTTTTCTTCGGGTGTCATAGATAACTCCAAAGGTTGTTTAAAAATATCCGGCAATGGACTGCCGTCCGACAACACCACCGCCTCCGTCTCGCTGTCCACGCCGACGGCGGTAAACGATACTTCGCGTATCGCACAACGGCGCAGGATGACGGCCGGCCCGGTTACCTCGTTACCGTTGACGGACAATACCGCACCCGCCGCCAGCTCCTCGTAGGATTCCGCCTGCGCGTAAACCGACATTTCCCAAGGAAAACCTTGGTCGGCTGCTTCGGCGATCTGCGTGCCAAACTCGTTGGACAACAGACTACCTTCCGCAATCAGGCCGTCCGCCGTTACCGACAGGCTGCACACGCCCGCCATCTTGACTGGGGAATGCTCCAACAGGACGGGGACGGACGCTTTGTGCGACAGCTGGGCCAAATCGACGACTGTCTGATAACCGCCGTAGCCGAAGGGCTTGCCCGAATTGGCAACGCCTTTAAAAGTACGCACCTTGTCGGCACCGGTTGCCAGGGCAACCGGAAGCGCGGCGGACAATTTGATTTTGATGGGGGTGTTGTTCGTATCCATTGCTCCATTTTGCCTTGCCAAGTTCAAAAAGACGGACGGCAGGATTTCACTTCCCAATCCAAATGCAAAAGGCCGCCTAAAACCCGAATATCAGGTTTCAGACGGCCTTTGAAAATCCTCATGCGTAAAATATGAAAATACCCACTTTAAAACCGCTTTAGAATCGCGTCAGATTGATTTTTAAGATTCTGTCGGGGGTTTGCCTATCTTTAGTATCCGACCCGCCTAAAATCGCAAATTTGAGGCACATCCGAAAATGCAGACGGCAGCGGTTTAAAAAAACGTTTTCAGGGGCTTTTAGGGCTGCGTCAGATTGCATTTAAACTCTCGGATATATCTTTGCCTATCCTGACCGATAAAACGCGCTTAAACGCGAAATTTGGGCGGTTATGAAAAAAGGTCGTCTGAAACGGTTTCAGACGACCTTCGGGTTATACAGGTTTAAATCTCGGATCAGCTTCAAGCGCGGCTTTCAATTCGGACTTGTACGGCTTAATCCACTCGGACTTTTCTGCTGCCTCAAGTATCCATCCGCGCACACGGACGAATGCCGCAGCGGACAAATCCGCAATCGAAAATACGCAGCCCGAAAACTCGCCCTGCATTTGGTCGGCTGCTTCCTTGTCGATTTCGGCAAGACGCGGGTACAGATAGTCCAACAATTCGGACGGGGCGGTTTTCCCGCCTAAAAATACTTTTACTTCGCGACTGACATACAGTTCAGACGGCATGACTTACTCCGATATTTTTACCAATAAGCGGACTTTATCCCGCTGTTCTTTCGGCAATGATAACACATACTGCAACAATTTATGCCGGTTTGTCGCATTCAGATGGCGTAAATCAAGCGGGACAATATCGGCTTTGTTGAAATGCTCTTGAATATTGTCAACCTTCCTTTTCCATGCGTCGGCGGTGTGCGCAAAATAACGGTTCATCAATTCCGCACGTTCGGGATTTTCGGTAAACATAAAATCCAGTTTTACCCATTTCTCACGGGGCAGGTCGTCTGAAACAATCAGATAATCGGCTTGTCCTTTGCCTTTTTCTACCGCCAAATCGAACACTTCCAGCCTGTCGCCCGTTTCAGCCTGCCACGCTGCCGCAGCTCTCGCTTCGTGGTCTTTGGTATTGTTGGCAGACTGCTCTTTTGTCAGCCTACGCACTTCTTTTTCCGACACCTTGTCTGACAAAGCCAACACCGCCACTTTATCAGACGGCACGCTATACCGCTTGTCCAGCCACGCCTCACGCTCGGCAATCATGGCAGCCAGTGCCTCTTCGCCGTTTTTCTCGCCAAACAGCGCGTCCATCGCGCCCAGTCGGTCGCCGTGGTTGTGCGCAAAGCTCGGTGTGATGTCGTCGGGTATCAATACCGTTTGACCGGTGCGCGGATTGGTAAATTCGACCATATTCACATCAGGCTCGCCGCTGATGCCCTCGCGCTCCGCCTGCAGACGGGTCAGGGCGGACACCGAGCATTTGCAGCCGTAGCCGTTTGGCGGGAAGATGACTTTCCAAATGTCGTGGTCAACCGGCAGGACTAGGCCGTAGTAGCGTTTATGGCTGTCGCGCGGATGCCCGGCGGCGGAATGGTTGTAGCGCAAATACGGCAAGGCTTTTTTGTTTGCCTGAATCCGCTGCCACTGCCCCGCCGCAAAGGCGGTTTGCATATTGGTGTTGAAAATGGTTTTCAGACGACGCGTACTGCCGAGCTGTACCAATTTCGGTTCGCCGTCCAGCGGGTCGGTCATCACTTGCTCGCCCCACCAGCCTTTCGCCATCAAATACGGTTTTAAACGCTTTTTAAAATCGGCGAATGCCGTGCCGTTTTGCTGCGCGGATTCGATGGCATCTTTGACTTCGGCGAGCATATCCGCGTCCATCATCTTGGCGACGGTAAACGCGAGACTGTGCTGATACAGCCAAACGTCGTAATGACTGAAACCGGGCAGGATTTTCTTGGCTTTGAAATGCTCGAAGGCGGCTTTATCGACCAGCCCCGCGAAGTTGTATTCAATTCCGTCCATCGTCCGCTCCGTCAGCCCAAGCCGAAAGGCCGTCTGAAACCAAACGCTGGATCAAGAGATTGTCGCCCTTGCTCAAATCAAGTTTGGACAGCTTCGCCTCAAATTCGGCGTAGTCTTTGCAGCTTTCCAGTAAACCCAACACCGCCTCCATCTTCGGTCGGGCGATTGCCTGCTCCGCCGTATCAGGCGCATTGCGGGCAAGGCCGTCAGACAGGCGCAGACTGAATTTGGCGGACGCAGGGTTTTCAGACAACGCTTTCGGGTCGCGCAGCTCGAAATGTTCCGGCTCAAAGCCCAAGATGTCGCGGTAGTAGGTTTCGGTCAACACGAGCTGCCCCGTATCCATATACATCTTGTCGCGTTCGGCTCGGGTTTTATCAACCTTGATTTCGTCTTCAAACTCAAACCATACGCCTTTGGGCGCATTAATCGGCTTACCGTAGGCGTTGTTGACCATCACAAGCGCGTCTATAAAGTGCTGTGCAGCGCGGGAGAGCAGAGCGAGATACGCGCCGATGCGCTCGTCGCGGTTGTTTTCTTCGGTTTCCTGACTGGCGCGGCTGGCGGTCTCAAGGTCGCTGGTTTTGACTTTGCCTAACAGCGTTTTTTGGATACGCGCATTGGCAAGGTTTTCCAGTCGGCGGAATGCCTGACCATCCGCGCTGTTTTGCAGCATCATCACATCGTCTTCGCGTTCGATACTCAACGCGCCGCCGGAAACAAAGCGGTAAAATCGGCTCATGAAGCTGTCGTGGTCGTCGTTGCTGTTGGCTTGGATTTTAGCGATCAGATAAGGCTGGGCGTAGCGCGTAATAAATTGTGCGGCATAAACAAAGCCTTTTTTACGCAATGCAACCGGCGCATACAGCCGCGCCGCCGCCATTTCGCCCGCAGGATTGGTTGAAGTGGCGCGGTGGGTAATAAAGAGATACAGCACGTCCGTATTGCAGGCTTCCTCACCGCCGCTGCCGCGATACACCAGCGAGCCGTCGCGGTAGGGAACGTATTTCGCCAATTCGCCGCTTTTGTTGCTGATATGCTTAATCGTCAAAAAGCCGTCGGGTTCGGGCTGATAAACGTACCGACCGACACCATAGCCGCCCAAACGCGCCGTCAACACGATTTCGGCAAGTGCGGGCAGATGGCGTTTCAGCGTTTTCCACAAGCGGTCTTTGTCATCGTCATTCAAGTCCTCGCCATAAATGCGCCACGCCTTGTTCTGCATGGCGGAATGCAAATCCTCCAAACAGGCAGCCACCTCGTCATCGCTTACCACCGCGTCCAATGCCTGCTGCCTGTCCACGCCGAGACGCGAAAGCAGCGCGTCCGTGCCCTCCATATTGGAAAACAGGCTTTCCAGCGCATCTTCGGTCGCGCTCGTCAATGTCTTGATGGCGGTTTTTCGCGTTGCGCTTTTAATCAATCCGAACATAATTTTCTACTCCAAAGGTCGTCTGAAACCGTTTTCAGACGACCTTAAAATCAATACTCTTCGCCACGGGCCGCCAAAAAACCTTCAATTCCAGCGACAATAAAATGTAGATTTAATAGCCGCCCAGCCTTATAGCAGGAGACAACCTCTTGCAGATGTGCAATCGCTTTATCCAAACCACGCTCGAGGTACTCAACATCCTCTGTCAGCTCTTTTTCACGAGCGGTTATACGTTTTCCATCACACATTGTTAAATCTCCAACATCGGTACAGGCAAATCAATCGCCCGCGCTCTGTTTGATACATTACCCGTCGTTGCCGCCATCCACAGCATATGCAACGCATCGGGGCCATCGTCGTGGTCGGCTTTCGGGAAGTGACGCAACTGGCTAATCAGCGTCTTTTGGTCGGGGTTGAGCAAAATCAGCCCGTTTGCCATATGTGGCTGTAAGGTCTCAATCCGCAACATCTTGTCCGATGACGGCTTGATACCGCGCACCGGAATATGCACACCCAAACGCGCCCCGCGCTTAATCAACTCGTCCTTGAGAAACTCTTGGAATTGCACCGTCTCCACCACCCACAATACCGGTTTGACCCGCGCCTCTTTTTGGATGCGGATCACGTCCTCGATAATCAAATCGGGCAGGCGTTTTTTGACTTGGGCAACGGTTACAAACAGTCGCCCCGTCGATTTTTGATAACCGCCGACCAAAATCGCCGACGGGTCACGCCCTGCGCCCGCTTTGCCCAATGACGGGTCGAGCGCGCCGTAGTACACCAAATCGTCCGGCAACTCCGACCAGTATTTGATGTTTTCCGCAAACGGTGCATCTTCGCCGCTGACCGGGTCGTTTTGATACTCGCTGTCAAATGTCGCATGACCGTCACGCGCACGGATTTTCATCAGCGCCAATACGCCGCGAGCCGCCCAAGAAGTGACCGCGCCGCGTTCCATCTCGTCTTTGTTGGCGAGATAAAACGCTTCGGCTACCGCCGCGCCGTCGTTGCGATACAACTCTTCCCATTTGTCCCACAAGTCCATGCGGTCAGGCCAGCGTTTCATCGCCTTGAATTTCCGCGTACTCCAAAACGGGTTATTCAAAGTGCGGCTCAACACGCTGTCGTAGTGCAGGATGGTGCCGATATAAATCACATCAAACTTGGTACCGACCGCGCCCAACGGCAAGACGGTTTGTTTAAGCCACATTTCCAGCTTGTCGCGCTGGTCGGGGTTACGCACCATCTCGTCGTTTTCAATATCATCAAGGATGGCAAGGTCGGGGCGGAATGCACCATGCACCATGCCGCGCATTTTCTTACCCGAGCCGAAGACTTGGATTTTGACGTTGGATGCGGTAACAATCGTCCCCGCCTGCCAAACCCGACCTTGTCCGCACATCTCAGGAAAGTCGGTTTTTAAACGCGGGTTAAATTCAAGTTCTGCCTTGATGGCTTCCAGCATCGGATAGGCTTGGTCGATACTGTCCATCGCGATGACGATAAACTTTTTCGCGCCGGTAATCACCGTCCAAAGCGAGAATAAACGCGTAACCAGCGTCGATTTTGCTTCGCCACGCGGAGCAGCGTCTGCTTCGTTGATGCCTTCGGGCTGTTGTAGGATTTCGGTCAGGCGGGAAAACAGAAATTCATGCAGTTCCGACTTTTCAGACGACCTGACGTAATGAGGGAAGTAGGTATTGACGAAATATTCGTAACCATGCACAGGGTCTAATACTTTCGCCCGACGCTCAGCAATGGCTGCCGGTGACGCATCAAAGCCGTCCGCCTCCGCCTCGATGGTTTGGCGGAGTTGGGCGGCGTATTCGGCAAGCGACTTTAAAAACTCTTTGGACTTCATGTTTTATTCGTAATAGTGGACAACCGGCTTTTTCAGCGGCTTTTGATTAACCATGAAACAAAAGGGCAACGGCTCTCCCGTTTTCATTTCATTCATGGACGACATAAAGTAAAAAAACTGGTCGGCCAGCCAAAACAACGGCTCCAGCTTATAGCGTGGTGCGACAACAGGAGTTTCACTTTCCCAATCGGCAATCCAAATCGGGCAAAATAAAAACCAGCCCTTATGCGTGTATTCAACTTTTTGCATATCGCTTACCTGTATTTCTTTTCAATTTCCACGCCCAGCGGCTCGACCAACTCGACATAAGCCTGCAAGTGTTGCGGGTATCGCTCTTTGACTACTTCGCCAAACAATTCCAACACCTCAATCGCCGTCGCCAGTTTTGACGTTTCCGGCATTACTTTGGCGTTTGCCGACACGGTCTTGGTAAACGCATCCGACAGGCTCGCCAACAGTTTGGCGCGCTCGGACGGCATCAGCTCTTCAATAGATGTGTCTTGCAACATCGTCATCGTCGATTGGTACTGCACCAAAAACCCCGCCAATAGCGAGCGGCTCAAGTCTTCGATGCCGCCGCCCGCAAGCGTGTAGGCGGCGCGCACTTTGTCCCAATCGTCGCCGGTCTCTTTGGCGGCACGTTTCCAACTTCGGGCGGTAGCTGTTGGGATTTCGCACATCATCGCCGCGATTTCGAGCGTCTGGCCGTCGCTGACGTACAGTCGGCGCAGCTTTTCGCGGGTTTCTTTCGGGTGTGCCATATCAGCCTCCGAACTTGGCTCGCAGCAGTTCCCAACCCGTCGTTACAATCACGCCACCGAGACCGCCATAAACCGCAGCAGATTTCTTGCAGTCTTTCTTAATTTGCTGCAATTCCTCATCCATGCGCGCCTGATTGGCAAGCAGGTCATCCTGCTTGGCTTCGATACGCGCCAAGGCTTCTAAAATCGGGTCTTTCATGATTTGTCCGCTTTTCTGTCTAATTTTTCATTCATTTTTTCGAGTTTGTTTTCGATGCGCTCCAAAGAAGCCGCGATATTTTTGCGGTCGGCTTGGGCGTCCTGTTTGGTGTGATAGGAGAGCTTGACCGCGTGCAGCTCCTCTTTAAGGTCGTCGATACGCTTGTCCGCCTCTTTCAGACGGCCTGAAATGCCGTTAACCCAAAACCAAAATGCCGCAGTCGCAATCGGCCACAGGGTTTTAAACCCAAATTCAAAGTCCATTTAAAACCCCTTTAAACCGGCACGTCGCCGAATACGATACGGACCGCGTAGCCTTCGGGATGTCGGCTCGCCGCCTCGACCTTTTGGCCGTCAAAAAAGACTGAATAATACTTTCGCAAAATACCAATCACATCAGCAGGAGCGGTCGCGGAAAATTCCACACAAAAGGTCGTCTGAAAATCCTTATCCATGCGTACAGCGTACTCAATGCCGGCCTTATCCAACAGGTCGGAAACATGAATGACAAACGGCTCTTGTTCGCGTGCGCGGCTCAATCCCAGCTCTAAATCCGCATGGCGGCAGGCGACTGTTCGTTGTACCAACTCACGATAAGTCGTCATCGCGCGCCCTCCGAACCGTCAACTTCCGCTTGACTGTTGACCCATTCGCGCCACGCTGCGTTTTGGTTTTCCAGCTCCGAAACATAGCCGCCAAACTCAGCGGCGTGTTCCAACAGCGTGGCTGTCTTGCCGTCTTTTGGCGGATTCGGGCGCACCGGCGCGACCATCAACGCGGCAGGCGGCATCGGCATGACCGCTTTTTCGACAACCTTAATTTCCGTAGCCGAGGGCGCGGTTGTAGAGCTGCAGGCCGTGATGGCCAAAGCCGTCAATACAATTACCGCTTGCATTTTTACGGTCTTGAGTAAGGACATTTTCGATTTCCTTTTTATTTTCCGTTTTCAGACGGCTGACTTCCGCCTGTTTTTGCGCCAAAGCCATGCCGACGGCGTGCGCCTTGACTTCATATTTTTTCGCTTCCGCGCGTGCCTGTTCCAGTTCGCGGGCATAGTTTTGAGCCGACAACAGCAGGGCTTGCGCCTTGTCTTTTTCCATCTTGTCAATGACCGCCTGCTGTTTGGCAAAGGCTGCCTTGTAGCCTTGATGGTGCGACACCGCCAAACCCGTGCCGATAAGTGCGATGATGGCAATCGGCTGCCAGTTATTCGCCAGCAGTTTCACGAGATTCATTCTCGACCTCCTGACGTTTGACGCTGACAAACGAGCGCGCCACCGCATAGCCGCCGACAATGCCCAAATACACCGCCCAAATCTCCGCCGACGGGTCGGGCAGCATCACAAACTTAAACGTCCCAGCCGCGCAGGCAACGTTTGCCCACAGTTTCGAGTGCGACACATTGCCTGTCGCGGGGTTTTTAAAAATATCCAAAATACGCATTGCTATTCCACAGTTTTGGTTTGCAGGTGCCGTTGCAGCATTTCCCGATAATTGGCCAGTTCGCCCTCCGCAAATTCAAACGCAGGCAAGTCTGCCCGTTCGCTTGCCTCACGGCTTTTGCGCGACCACAGCTCAATCATCTTTTTGTAAAACTCAACTTGACCCATGATTAACGACGATTCTTGCGTTTACGCGCCGCGCGTTTCGCGGCTGCCACACCTGATTTACCCAAGCGCAGGCTCGGATGTTGTTTCAAAGAGCCTACCCGAACAGGGCTTGGCGTGATTTTGATTTCAGGTAACGGCGGTACGTCAAAACCGTTTTTCAACTTTGCACAATGGGCAACACATAAAGCAATCAAAGACTTTTTCATACTTTCACCGCTCCCAACTCCATCGCAATCGCGTCCGCAATTGCGCGGCAGATGCCCCATTTAGTCGCCTTAAACAATGCCAAATCAGTGTCGTTGCTGATAAAAAACGGCTCAAACACAATGCCGCCGGCTTGCGCATAAGCCAGGCGTGAATGCTGGCCTGCGTTATCCGGTTTAAAGCCGTCTTCGCCGCGCAGTTTCCAGCCGGTTTTCTTCGCAACAGCCTTGCTCAATACCTGACACCAGCGTTTGTTTTTCGGCGTGGACAAGGCTTCGATGCCTGTCGCCGTTTTGTTCGCCGCCGCATTGGTATGGAACTCAATCGCCACATCCGAGCCACGAATCAGTTTTACAGCCTCGCGCAGCGGCATATTGCCTTTGCCCTCGCCGTCGGTTTTGACGGTCAAGCCGTAGTCATCGCGCAAGATAGATGCCACGATGTTGCGCATATCCTGCGCTAAGTCCGCCTCACGGTCGGAGCCGTTGACCGCGCCCGGGTCGGTGTTACTGTGTCCGGCAGTCAGACAAATAATTTTGCTCATTAAAGCCTCCCTCAAAATCAGATTAAAATGCACTTTCAGAGGCTTACATTTTCAAACGGCATGGCTTTTGCAGCGGGCGAAACAGTGTCAGTAGGCAACAAAAAGGCCGCCTGAAATTTCAGACGGCCTATGCAATGAAAATTGCTATATTTTTCGTACCAGCATTACCAAATTATTTCCTTCAATCATGATTGAATAGTATTTACCTTTATATTCAAAATCCTTGCTCGCATTACCAGATTGCTTTACTTCCGGCGCCATATCGCCAATCGTTTTAACCAACAGATTGCCGATTTCGGTTTGCCCCATTTTTTCCGTACCATCAATGGCCGTAATCGTTTGTATGGTGGCAAACAGATTAGACAAATCAGAATTCAGCTGCGTGGCTGTCGACAGTCTCAACACCTCTTGTTGAGGGTTAGTTCCCACTTGGATGGCGCCGAAATCAGTCATCATCACAATTTGATAGCCACACTCATTTTCCTCAATATTCTTACTTTGCACCGTCGAAGGCGCACCAATACCTTTCAATCCTGCATCGATATTGAGCAGCAGCTTTTCCACCGATATTCCCATCGGCTCGGCACAAATCGCAGCCTGTTGGGGCGCAGTTTCCTGTTGGGGCGCGGCTTCCTGTTTGGCGGCTATTTCTTGGCTCCCGCAGGCAGCCAAAGTACAAGCCAACACTAAAGCAAGCATGAGTTTCATTTGTTTATCCCTATTCAAATTTTGGAAAAGAGTAGTCATTATAGATAAAAAAGACCCGTCTGAAATTTAATTTTCAAACGGGTTATCCCTTAAAACAAATTTTCCTGTTCCGCTTCCTTATCCGCCTGCTTCAAAATTCGCCACACATGGCGGTCGCTTAAGCGGTGTGCCAAGGCCAAATCGTTAACGGCCTCATATGCAGGGGTGCCACCTGCCGTCTGTCGGTCAAACTGACTGCGGATTTTACGGTTTCGCAGCTCATACAAGGCCGTCTCGCAACGGGGTATAAACAGATTGCACGGAGCCATTGCCTCCACCAGCCGACCGGCTGCCTCACTGCCGATAATCTCCTCCAAATACGCAACACGGGATTGACTGTTTTTCGTATAACCTTGCCGCAACGGATAAGTCGTACCGCCCATCAGGCGCACCAACTCCAGTGTTTCATTAAACCCGATGACCGTAATCAACGCCTGTACACTATCAGGGAGCAGATGCTTGACCGCGCCAAAATCTGCCGTCTCATACATCACACAGCCCCTTTCTTACGGCGGTTCGCCGCAATCTGCAACGCTGCCACCAGCTTGTGCATATTGCCGTCAGACAACCATTCCACACGATCAACCTTAAACATCTTTTTCGCCGTACCGTGCGCATAATTCCAGCTCCAGCCGTTATCCAGCAACAGCGCTTCGATTTTGCGCATCATCGGGTCAGCGGAAGAGCGGCGGGTCGGGCGGTGCCCCCCCCCCTTCCTCCGCCTGACATCCCCTTCGTCC